ATTATTGGTGTTCATATTTATAATAAGGTATAGTCTATGAATGATTTACAGATATCTGTAGATGAAGCTGTGCAATTAGGTGCAAGTGATACGATCTTTTTTGGTCAATATTTCTTTCCTAATGCATGTCGACAAGCTTCACCTCAGTTTCATTATGATATAGTCGATTTAGTAGAAGATAACGATAATAGATTAGCTGCTGTTAAGATATTTAGGGGTGGGGCAAAGACTACTCTCCTAAGGGTCATACTTGGTAAGCGTATCGCTTATGGTATATCTCATACGATTCTAGTGGTATCGGAGACAGCAGATCATTCTGTTAAAACCCTTCGGTGGTTAAGAACTGCTGTACTCCATAATGCTTTATATAGGGATACTTTTGGTTTAAAGCCAGGAGCTAAATGGACAGACGGGGAGATTGAAATATATAGTACTGTCTTAGATTGTACTATTAATGTAGTCGGTAGTGGTATATTTGGACAAACAAGGGGGCTGAATATCGATGATAGACGGCCAGATTTCATACTATTGGATGATATACATGATGATGAAAATGCGAGAACACCTGAAATGCGGAAGAAGGTTAAAGAAACTTTATATGGGGCTATCCTTAGAAGTCTCGCACCTACTTCCGAATGCCCAACCGCCACCGCCTGTATGCTCCAAACACCCTTGCAAAGAGAAGACGCCATCGAAGAAGCGATGAAGGATGATGCTTGGGCAAGTATGTCAGTGTCTATTTTGAATGAAGCTAATGAATCTAACTGGCCAGAACGATGGACAACAGAAGAGATATTAAAAGATAAGGAATCGTATAGACAAAGGAATCAAATGTCTGTGTGGTATAGAGAAATGGAAGTTAAGGTGACAGCGGATGAGTTAGCCTTCTTCAGTATGCAGTGGTTGAATAATTATGAAAATAGACCAGAAGGAGGTTACACGTATCTTGGTATCGATCCGACACCACCTCCTAAAGAATCTCAAGAACTTGGTAGTGGCCACCGCCTCGATGATGCTGTTATTTGTGCTATTCTTGTACGTGGTAAGAACGTTTACTTGTTGGACTACTATAAGACGAAAAGCCCTAATCCAAATGAGTTTGTGGAAAAGATCTTCGAGTTCCACCAAAGATATAAACCTCTCCGAACAGGACTTGAAACTGTTCTCTTCCAACGAGTCATTAAAAATCTTATCGAGACAGCGCAGCAACGTAAGAGGTATTATTTTGCGATTACGCCAGTTGAGGATAGACGCAAGAAAAGCATTCGAATCAGGCAAGAAGTAACTGATTGGGCTAGTGCTGGAGCGGTATATGTTAACAAAAGGAAGCATACCGCCTTCATGGATCAGTATGCTGAATACCCTGATGTGAGTCATGATGATATTTTGGATGCGTTCGCTATTGCGCTAAGTATGATCCAACCGGCTGCTTTAGATGATTATATTGAGGGTGAATGGGAAGAAGTTGAGGATTTATTGAGCCTAGACCACATTGAACATAGTCCTTAGATATAGGAAATAGTTCTTGAAGTGTCGTTGTGTTTATGTTATTTTGTTACTTTAGAAGAAGGTAAGTATCGATGGTTGCATCACTAAACAAAGAAATGCCAAAAGGGTCTAAACTTCATGATGAGATTCGTGATAAGATCCGAGAGCGTTATCAAATGTCGTATAACGAGATGGTGAAACGCTGGCCGACTTGGAGAAAGATTATCCGAGAAAGGTTTGCTTTTCCTGATGCTGCTGCCGTTGCAATCAAAAACAGAAGTCGCCCTGATAATGACTTAGAGGTGCAAGTACCTTTTACATGGGCAATGCAACAAACATCTGTTATGTATTTAACGAGTGTGTTTCTGGGAAGGAATCCTATATTTCAGTATACAGGACGGCATGGTGAAGGACAAGATCAAGTATTAGGTATGGAAGCATTGATCGATTATCAAGTGCAGGTTGGGGAGATGGTTCCTAATATGTACACTTGGATTAGCGATTCTCTTGATCTTGGGTTAGGTGTTATCGGTGAGTATTGGTGTGAAGAGACTCATCGTGTTAAAAGAATCGTGGATAAACCTGCCAAGAGTTTTTTGGGTATGGAGATTCCTGGAAAGACTGAAAGAGTGACAGAGACAGCTGAGGTTCCTGGGTATGTTGGTAACAAGACGTTTAATGTACGGAGTTTTGATTTTTTCCCTGACCCTCGGATTCCTATTAGAGATTGTCAACGCGGTGAGTTTTGTGGTAGACTTACTGAATTAGGTTTTCATGAGATACAAGAACGAGAAGCTAATGGTGAGTACTTCAATGTCGAAGAACTTAAAAAGCATTTAAAAAGAAATAGTAATCAAAAGTCTGGGTTCAATCGTGAACGTACAGTTGTTGATGAAGAACATGATATCCCAGAAGTAACGCTTAATACATCGCTTGCTGGTAGAAGCGACAGGAATACAGATTATGTCGAAATTCTTGAGATGTACGTTAAAGTTATACCAAAAGACTGGGGGCTTGGGGACAGCAAGTATCCTGAAATGTGGGTGTTCACTCTGGCGAATGATGTGTTGCTCATTGGCGCTCGCCCTTATGGTATGTTTCACAATCGTTTCCCTTTCCATGTTCTTGAGTATGAAATTAATGGACATCATGTACACGCGCGTGGCATGAATGAAATCATCAAGCCGTTGAATAATGTCTTGACGTGGATGTTTAATAGTCATATTTATAATGTTCGTAAGACGATTAATAACGAGCTAGTTGTTGATCCTTCGCGTATAAATATGGCTGACTTTAAAAGACCTGGACCTGGGCGTATATTGCGTCTGAAGGCTCAGGCATATGGTACTGACCCTAAATTATCTATCCATCAGTTAAATATGAATGATGTGACTAGAGGACATCTTAACGATATGAATAATGTTAAGAACTTTATGCAGATGATATTTGGTCTTAATGATTCCCTTATGGGGGCACTCGGTGGTAGTGGTCGTAAGACGGCAACTGAAGTCAGAACGTCAAGCACCTTCGGTGTGAATAGACTAAAAACTACTGCCGAGTATTTTTCTGTTACAGGCTTTCAATCTTTGAGCCGTAACTTAGTTACATCGACACAACAACTGTATGATATGGAAAGGCAGTTTAAGATAGCTGGTAATAGTTTAAATGAGAAGAATTTTGTACGTATTACTCCTGAGCTTATTTCTGGCTTCTTTGACTTTGTACCTGTCGATGGTACCTTGCCCGTGGACAGAATGTTACAAGCTAATTTGTTTAAAGAGCTTCTTATGGGAGCCGGTAAACTGAGTCCACAATTTTTGGCTACATATGATATTGGTAAGATTTTTGAACATATCCTACAGCTTAATGGTATTAAGAATATCGAGAGCTTTAAGATACAAGTTGTCCCTGATGGACAGCAACCCGGATTGCCAGCTCCTCAAGGAGCCGCCCCTCAAGGTGGATCTAAAATGGGTGCAAACCCTGGAGAGACGGTAGTTCCCCTCAACAGCCCTCAAAATCCAGGAGTTAATCAATGACAACTTTAGCACAACAGCTTGATGAGATAGAGAAAGCTATCGAAGAAGAACAGGTTCTTATAGATAATTATAATAGCTTGTTAGATAATTCAGGGTATAAAACCCTCTGCACTATTATGACGGAACAAGTTAGACTTCGTCGTACTCATGTGTTTAGTTGTCCTGCTCATGGTCTTGACGGTTTAATTGCAAGGGATAAAGATATCGCTGAGTTACAAGGTATCAATACAGCAATGGCTATGCCTCAAACATTGTTAGCCGATTGTGAAATGAATATAAATGCTTTACGTGAACAGTATCAAGAAGTTTACGAAGAGCTACAATCCCAAAGTGATGATAACACAAACCTCGATGATATAGGAGCAGCACCATGACTACAACCGCATTTAACTTAGGATCAGATAATCCTATTAGTGAAGAAACCCCTGAAGAGTGGGGTAATTTAGTAGATGAGTTTGATGATAACTTATCTACTGGTGAGGATGATTCCTCAGAAGTAACCGATGATTTAGAAGAGACAGCATCTGATGATGACGAGACTCCACCCGAGGGTGATGAAGCAGGGTCTGAAGACGATGATTTCGATGATGATGAAGAGGGTGCGGATGATGATGAGCCAACCGAAGAGTCAGAAGATGACGACACGACTGATACTGAAGAAGTAAAAAATCTTCTTGAAATCCCAGAATCAGATGAGAGCATAGAGGAAGAGCCTACAACTGTTGTACCTCCGACACCTGAAGAGGTAAATGCTCAGCGTGAACAATATCAGAGTCAGTTAAGAGAAGCGTATGCTATCTCTGAAGAAGACTTAGAGCGATTTGAAGATAACCCTGGAGAAGTATTACCAGAGTTCGCAGCAAACCTACATATGAAGATAGTTGAAAGTACTATGAATCAAATATCTCAAATGTTACCAAATGCTGTACAACAAATCACTATAGGTTATTCGACTATTCAACAGAGTGAGGATGCATTCTTTGATGCGTGGCCGGAACTAACGGAACATGCGTCACTGGTAACTACGGTTGCCGAACAATATAGAACATTAAACCCTGATGCTTCTGCAGAAGATGCAATTAGTGCGGTAGGGATGAATGCCTTGTTACAACTCGGTGTGAGTCCACAAGATTTGGCTAATAGAATGGCTGGTAATGTCCAAGAGGAAGTTACCCCCGAGCCAGAGCCAAAACCTCATGTCCCTGTTGGAGTTGGTAGAACCAGTTCCAGAGGGGAAGAGACACCGCCTACGCAAACCCTGTGGAGTGAAATGATAGAAGATTCTTAAGGAGACAGTCATGACTGTTCAAGCTCAAATTAATATTGCTGGTCTACGTGGAACCGACAATTTTACAACTGGCGAACGCCCAGAAAATTTCCGCGAAACTATCCTTTGGTTAAACCCAAATGGTGAAGCTCCGTTGACAGCACTGTTGTCTAAAATGAAATCAGAAAAAACAGATGATCCAAACTTTCACTGGTTTGAAGAAAGTCAAGGTCATGTACGCCCACAGATTACTGCCAATGAAATCGTTGAAGCGACTTCTGTGGTTGAAGTTGATCCAGATGATATTGCAAATGGTATCTCAGGTATTCAATCTATTGTCTCTGGCGATATTTTGGTACGTGAAGATTCAGCAGCAATGCCGGGTCGCGGTGAGCAGGTACTTGTTATATCGGTTAATGTTGCTACCAATGAGATGACGGTTACTCGTGGTTTCGGTGGTACTACTATCGTTGCTTGGACAGCGGGTGATCGTTTGACTAAAGTTGGTACTGCGTTCGCAGAGGGTACTGGTGCTCCGGATGCGAATACTCGTAACCCTGCCGAACTTTTGAACTTCTGCCAGATTTTCAAGAGTACCATTGATCTTACTGAGACTTCTCGTAAGACTAATTATCGTACAGGTGATTTGGAGAAGAATGAGAAGAAACGTAAAATGTTCGATCATTCTCGTGATATGGAAATGGCCTTTTGGTTTGGACGCCGTTCATTAACAACTGGTGCTAATAACAAGCCTCGTAGAACAACTGCGGGTCTGCTTGATTTTATTACGACCAATAACAAGTTGTATGATACTGGTCCGAATACTCTTGACGAAGATACATTCATTGATGACATCTCTCAGATGTTTAACTATGATGGACAAGGTGCTGGTGACCAGCGTCTAGCTTTCTGCGGTAACGAAGCTTTGACTACCCTTAACATCATGGCACGTGATAGTGCTTCGACTCGTATTAACTTTAACGGCTTTGTTTCAGCGTATGGTATGAAGTTGATGGATTGGACTATTCCTCAAGGTACTATCTACTTGAAGACTCATCCATTGTTTAACATTATCCCAGGTTATAGCAATATGCTTGCTGCGATTAACCCTGCTGGTATCAAGTATCGTGCATTGCGTGATACCCAGTACAAGCCTAATGTTCAGCACAATGATGAAGATACATTCAAAGGTCAGTGGATCTCTGAGTGTGGCTTGGAAGTTAATCATGAGAAAACCATGACTGTACTTGGTGGTATCTCTCGAGCTAACTTTACTCCTTAATCGAGTATTGTTGTTATCTAATGTGGGGTATCCTCTGCCCCACATTCTTTTTGGAGAAAGAAAATGTACAAAATGAATCCTACAAAATATGATGATTGTATGCCTTGTGAGAAATCTGAAAGCAAGGAACATTACCCTACCGTTTATCTTGATGGTTTACCTAAGAAAATGATCGAAGGTGAAGAAGCTGGTAAGGAAGTATGTATTGTATTGTATGGTAAGCTAACAGGTCTTAATATTCGTGAAAGAGAGAACAGTGATGATAACTGTTGTTCTATTGATATCGAAGTACATAAGGCGGATGTTGTCGACCCTGACAAGAAATCGGAATGGGCTGACTTAGTAGATTAATAAACTAGGCGTAAACACGTTTTTGATGTTTACGTAGAGGTAGAGACATGCCAAAGAAATTACCAAAGAAAGCGCCAAAGGTTAATCTTCCTGAGATGGATACACAGCCTATTAAAGATGCAACTAAAAGTATGCAGGAACTTGCTGAGAAGAATCGTAAGAAGTTAGCAGATAGAAAGGCTAAGAGAGAAGGTACAGAAAAAAAGGAAGCTAAACCTAAACGTAATCCTTCTAATAAAAAGATGAAGCCTGCTAAAAATAGAGGCAAGACTCCGCCTAATCCTCAGGGTACTACAGGGGATGCTATGAAAACAGGTAATACCAAGAAGCCTTCTGGTAAACCTATGGCTACTAAAACCAGAACTCTTAATGCACAAAAGACCAAGAAAGCTGTCAAAGAAACGAAGGCAGCGAGAGAGGCGAAATTAGCGAAGGAAGCTAAGAAGAAACTCGCTAAGAAAGTAGCTGGTAGAGTCGCATCGAAAGCTGTTCCTGGATTAGGTATTGCTCTTGCTGGTAAAGATGTTTATGATCTTGGGAAGCAAGCTATTAAGCATCGTAAAGTTGTGAAGAATGTCGAGGCGACAAAGAAGAAAGAAGCAGCTAAAGCGAAGAAGAAAAAGAAAATCAAAAAAGTTAAAAGGTACTAGATTATGTGTGTTACTCCTTCGTGGGAAGATATTGGCGGGCTTTGGGAATCAGGTAATCCACCTGTTCCTCCTAATGCTGTGCCTACGTGGGAGCAAGATGCTTGTAATGTTGGGTATGCGACAGAGACTTTTGTGATACGTGATGAAACAGTTGGTGCCGGTTTCCTTTATGATGGAGCCGTTGAAGAATTTACTAACTTCACTGATGATGCTGTTCATCCTTTTGTTAATAACTGGGATACTTGTGAAGACCCTTTAACCGATTTTTGGGTTGAAGAAGATCCCTTTGATGGAACACCTGGAGATTGTGATGAAGAGTAATGAATTAAGAATTGGTAGCGATTGGGAAATCGTTTGTGTTGATAAAGACGGCAATACCAAGTGGGTTGAAGAAGTAAGTAATCGTGTAGTTCTTCAGGGTGTTAATGCTGTTTTAGATATTATCTTTCGATCTGCAGGCTTTACAAGTCAGTGGTATATGGGTCTTAAAGATGATGGTGTTGTGGCATCTACTGATACTATGGAAATACATCCAGGTTGGGTAGAGCTTACTGATTATGTTGGTGATAGAAAGTTAACAACATTTAATCCTGCTGGTAATAATATCATAGAGAATAATGGTTTAAGACCTACTTTTGATATTACAGCTAATGATACTATTTATGGTATGTTTATTACTGATGCAGAATCTACGAGTGATCCTAGTGATGTATTGCTTAGTGCGATTAATTTCACTACAGCTCGTGATGTTATTATTGGTGATGAACTTAAGGTAAGTATCTCTTATGTTCTGATAGGTAATTAATTATGACTTTTGATGAAGCTATAAGACAAATTAATCGTAAGGCTGGTCACAGAAGAGATACGGCTGCTGCTGAAGATGCTCTTAATTTAGCTATCGAATCTTTAGAAGCAGATACCTTTTTACCGTGGTTCACTCTTAGTGAGAAGGTGCGAGGCAATACTACTGAGGGAGAGAATCGTGTACCCCTTCCTAGACGCTGGTTAAAAGGTTATACTGATGGTGAGTTGTTTTATCGTGAAGATGTATCTGGTAAAACTACAAAGCTTATTAAAGATGACTATGAAGATCTAGTGATTGCTTTTGAAGGAAAGGGTGAGCCGAATTTGCCGACACATTATGCGCTTGTTGGTAATTATTATCGGTTATTTCCTGAGCCTGATGATACTTATACATTGTTTATGTTATACCATCAGAAGAGTATGCGTGCATGGGATAACCCTGATAATGTGAATGTATGGCTAGAGAATGCGGCACGTTTAACAGTTGCTAAAGCCGCCATCATTTTGATGGAAGATACTCGTGATGTTAAGGGTATGGCGATACAAGAAAAAGTATTTGCTGAAGAACGTACTAAGTTGATGGTTCGTAATACTGAACTTGAAGAGATTAATTCAGATAGAGAAATGAGTTTAAACTAATGGCTAGATATCCGGTTTCAGAATTAGGTAGAGTGGGGCTTATCTTAGATGAGTCTCCTGATACTATTCCTGTAGAAGCTTGGTCTGGTGGTGATAATGTCAGGTTTACTAAGAATGGTGTTGAAAGAGCATGGGGTGAGTTAGATTACCTTGCAGTAGCTATACCAATGATTCCCTTCTATATGTTGACAAGTGCTCGTACAGAGTTGGCTTGGTCAGTATTATCTATCGGGATTAGTGAGGTATATGCTTCTATAGCTAATGTTAACTATGATTTGACACAGGTTGCTACATGGGTGGCTACTGATAATGAAAAGATTACAGGTACTATGATGAATAATTTACCTGTATTTAATCATCCATCAAGTCCTCCTAAGTTTTGGGATGGTGATACTGGTAACGACATACAAGATCTTCCAGGTCTTTTACCTACAGATAGGTTTACTACTTTACGATCTTTTGGTAACTTCTTAGTAGCGTTAGGTGCGATACCTCCTAGTGGGGTTAATCGTGATCCTAATTATCTAAGGTGGAGTACGGCTGCTGACCCAGGAAGTGTACCTCCAACGTGGGATCCTGTGGCTGCAGGGTCTTTAGCTGGTGATAATGTATTGGCAGAAACTGCGGGTACACTTATAGATTGCAAAGCTTTGGGCAATGTTAATTATATCTATAAGAACTCTTCTGTATACACAATGCAGTTTGTTGGTGGTAATAGTGTCTTTAAGTTTGATCTTAAGTTTGATGATTTTGGTGTGTTAGCTACTGACTGTATAGCATCTTTTAAGAACTATCACTTTGTGGTAACTACTAATGACTTTATAGTACATAATGGTGTTACTTGGGAATCAGTTGGTAATGATAAGGTTAGACGTTTCTTCCAAGAAAAACTGAATAGTGATTTCTATACCGATACTTTTGTACAGGTGAATGAGAGCCAGCAAGAGATATGGGTTTTCTTCTCTACTAAAGATGATGATGAAA